TCGCCGAGGTCTACAAGGTCGAGGAGCGCACCGAGATCATTCGCATCTTCCAAACCATCGACGGCGAGGAAGAACGCTACAGCCAAGCAGACTTTGAGAACGACGAAACGCTCGAGGAAACCCTCGCAGCCATCGGCACGGTTGAGGTCCGTCAGAAGCGCGTCAAGCGCCGGAAGGTCCGTAAATACCTCATGTCCGGCGGCGGCGTCCTCGAGGACTACGGCTATATCGCAGGCACAGAAATCCCCATCGTCCCGGTCTACGGCAAGCGGTGGTTCGTGGACAACATCGAGCGGTGCATGGGCCATGTGCGTTTGGCGAAGGATGCCCAGCGCCTCAAGAACATGCAGCTTTCCAAGCTGGGCGAGATCAGCGCTCTGACGCCGATCGAGAAGCCGATCTTCCTTCCCGAGCAGGTCGCAGGCCACGAGATGATGTGGGCCGAGGACAACCTCAAGAACTATCCCTACCTCCTGGTCAACCCAGTGCAGGATGCCAACGGCAACGAGATGGCGTCCGGCCCGATCGGTTACACCAAGCCGCCGCAAATCCCCGCCGCGATGGCTGCGCTCTTGCAGATCACCGAGCAGGACATGCAGGACATTCTCGGCAAGCAGGAAGCCGGTGAGGAGGTCATGTCGAACGTCAGCGGAAAGGCGATCGAACTGATCCAGTCGCGCCTGGACATGCAGTCGTTCATTTACATGTCGAACATGGCGAAAGCCGTGAAGCGCAGCGGCGAAATCTGGCTGGCGATGGCGAAGGAAATCCTTGTCGAGCCCGGCCGCAAGATGAAGGCCGTCGGAACGCAAGGCCAACTCTCCACCGTTGAACTTGGCCGGCCGATGCTGAACGAGGAAAGCGGCGAGATCGAATACGAAAACGACCTGTCGAGCGCAAAGTTTGACGTGGCTGTTGACGTTGGCCCGTCCTCGTCCTCGAAGCGTTCCGCCACGGTGCGTGCTCTCATGGGCATGATCCAGATCAGCCAAGACCCGGAAACCCGAATGGTTCTGACGTCGATGGCGATGATGAACATGGAAGGCGAAGGCATCTGGGAGGTCCGCGACTTCTTCCGCAAGCGCCTGGTGCAGATGGGCGTGATCAAGCCGACGGACGAAGAAGCTGCCGAGATGATGCAGGCGATGCAGAACCAGCAGCCGGACCCGAACGCGCTTTACCTGCAGGCAGCCGCCGCAGAGGCGCAGGCCAAGGCCGTCAAGGCGCAGGCCGACACAGAATACACGATGGCTCGCGCCGAAGAGACGCGCGCCAAGACGGTCGAGACGCTGGCCTCGGTCGAAAACGATCAACGCGAGAGCGCGGTGAAAACCGCGAAGAACCTGCAAGACATTGTGCAGGGCGCGCAAGGGATGCGGCAACCACCCAGCCGCACATAACGTGGGTGAGAAAATCACGAGGGTCTTATGAATATAAAGGCAGAGGAAATCGACGAAGAAACCATCACGGACGCTTTCGAGGCAGAGGAGCCGGAAGCTGAACTTGAGGACGAGGCCGAAGAGGTCTCCGAAGACGAGGACAGCGACACCGAGGCCGAAACCGACGAGGCAGCCGAGGAAGATGATTTCGTCGCCGTGACCATTGGGGAGGAAGCGCCGCCCCCCGAAGAAGATGAGAACGAGCGTGCGCCTGAATGGGTGCGCGATCTTCGCAAGCAGTATCGCGAGGAGAAACGTCGGAACAAGGAACTGCAAGAGCAGCTGGCAGCAACCACGGGCGCGACCAAGGTCGCAGAACTCGGGCAGAAGCCAACACTTGAGGCAGCCGATTACGACACCGAGCGATATGAAAAGGAACTCGCTGCGTGGTATGAGCGGAAGCGCAAGCACGACGAGGCAGAAGCTGCACGACAGGCCGAGGCGGAAACCGCCGAACGGGAGTGGAAGCAGAAGCTGGAAGGCTATCAGTCGGCGAAAGCCACACTGAAAGTTCGTGATTACGACGATGCCGAGGAGGTTGTCCAAGACGCCTTCACCGTCACGCAACAGGGCATGATCCTGCAAGGGGCCGATAACCCCGCGCTGTTGGTCTATGCGCTGGGCAAGAACCCGAAACGTGCGAAGGAACTCGCCTCGATTAAAGACCCGGTGAAGTTCGCTTTCGCAGTGGCCAGATTGGAGACGCAATTGAAAGTCACGAAGCGCAAAGCATCCTCGAAACCGGAACCGACGATCAGCGGCACAGGCCGCCCGTCCGGGTCCGTTGACAGCACCCTTGAGCGGCTTCGTAAAGATGCTGAGAAAAGCGGAGACTATTCCAAGGTCTACGCCTATAAACAGCGTCAGAAACGGACCGCCTAACCTGAATGGAGATAGCCAATGGCTAACGCATTTTCTAAAGAAGAACGCGTCGCGTTCGAAGACATCCTCTCCGGTTTCAACGACGCGCTCGTTCTGTCGTCGCTTGTGACCAAATACAACACCAACGGCCAGCAGATGGAGCGTTCGAGCGACACCATCTGGCGTCCGATGCCTTACATCGCGCAGTCGTTTGACGGCTCCGATGCCTCCTCGAACTTCGGTGACAACACCCAGCTCGCGGTTCCGGCAACCATCGGCTACCAGAAGCACTCGACTGCGCTTCTGACGGCGAAAGAACTGCGCGACCTGCTGCAGGAAAACCGCCTTGGCCAAGCCGCTGCCCAGAAGCTGGCGTCCGACATCAACGTGGCCGTTCTTTCGGTTGCGTCGAACCAGGGCACCGTTGTTTCGAAGCGCACCACCGCTGCCGGTGGCTACGCAGACGTGGCGGAAGCTGACGCTCTGTTCAACGAGCAGGGCATTGCAATGTCGGATCGCTACTTCGCTCTGTCGAGCCGCGATTACAACGGCATGGCTGCCGACCTGGCCGCACGCCAGACCATGAACAACATCCCGACCGAGGCCTATCGTCGTTCGTATGTTGGTGAAGTGGCTGGCTTCCAGACCTTCAAGATGGACTATGCAAACCGCCTGACCGCGGCTGCTGGCACCACCGTGACGGTCAACGGCGCGAACCAGTATTACACCCCGGCGGCGACTTCGACCGCAGGCACTGGCGAAACGTCGAACGTGGACAACCGCTACCAGAACCTGACCATCGCTGTTGGCGGTGGCACAGTGAAGGTTGGCGATGCGTTCACCATCGCTGGCGTCAACGCTGTTCACCACATCACCAAGCAGGACACTGGCCAGCTGAAGACGTTCCGCATCGTCGAGATCGTTTCCGGCTCCGGCGGTTCGGGTGTTGTGAAGATCAGCCCGGCAATCGTCTCCAACGGCGGCTCGACCGACGCAGAGGCCCAGTATCAGAACGTGACCGCGACCCCTGCAAACGGCGCAGCGATCACCTTCCTGAACACTGCAGCCGCTTCGGTGAACTGCTTCTGGCACCGTGACGCGATCGAACTGCTCCCGGCTTCGCTTGCGATCCCGACCGATGCAGGCGCTGACGTCATGCGCGCGACGACCGACCAGGGCGTCGAACTCGTGATGCAGAAGCAGTTCGACATCAACACGCAGAAGACCAAGTATCGCTGGGATACGCTCTTCGGTGTTGCATGCCTCCAGCCCGAAATGGCTGGCATCATGTTGTTCTCGCAGACCTGATGAAACTGGGGAGGGGCTTCGGTCCCTCCCTTCTCTGAACTGGGGACAGTGATATGCCGCTCAAGAAGGGCTACAGCCGCAAAAGTATCGGCAAGAACATTTCGACCGAGGAGAAGGCTGGAAAGCCGCGCAAGCAGGCTATCGCCATCGCTTTGAACGTCGCCCGCAAAGCAGCCGAAAAGGCTGGAAAACCTTCTAAAGCACCGAAGAGGAAACGCAAATGAGCACCATGCTTTACAAACACCCAGGCCCCCATGAAATTCATGGCGACAAGTTCGACTATCTCATTGTCGAGGACGACGCCATCGAGGCCGCCATCAAGGACGGCTGGGCTCTGACCACCGACGAGGCGAAGGCCGGCCCTGCAAAGCCAGCGCGCGCCCGCAAGGCAAAAGCCGAGGAATAAGCAATGGGCTGGACGAAGCGCGAAATCATCAATCAGGCCTTCGAGGAAATCGGCCTTGCGGGATATGTCTTTGACCTGCAGCCGCAGCAGCTTGAGGGAGCGCTTCGCCGGCTCGATGCCATGATGGCAACCTGGAACGGCAAGGGCATCCGCCTGGGCTATCCTCTGCCTTCTTCGCCGGGATCAAGCGATCTCGATCAGGAAACGGACGTGCCGGACGCGGCGCTTGAGGCAATGGCGCTGAACCTCGCCGTGCGGATCGCGCCTGGCTACGGCAAGACGGTCTCTCCGGACACCAAGGCTTCGGCCAAGGGCGCCTACAACCAGCTTATCGCGCAGGCTGCCAAGCCTGTCGAAATGCAGCTTGACAGCATGGCAATCCCTGCCGGCGCTGGAAACAAGCACTGGCGCAGCCGCAAAGACCCGTTCCTCGCACCTCCCACCGACCCGCTGCAAGCTGGGCCGGATAGCATCTTGGACTTGGAGTAAATCATGGCAACCATCAATCAGCTTTCAGCAACTGACACCCTATCCGGCGGCGACCTGCTTCCGGTCTACAAGCAGAGCCAGGGGGACGCTCGCAAATGCTCCATCACGACGCTGATGGACTATGTGAACGCTAACGTCACCACCGTGACCCAGAACACCCAATACGCCGCGCCTGCCGCGACGGGTTTCAGCGTGACCGTGAACACGGGCAACGTCTGGCTGATCCTGACGCCGGTCAGCACCTACGCCGCTGGCGCGATCGTTCTGCCCACTGGCGCGACCGACAAGGACACCGTGACCGTCAACTGCACGCAGATCGTCACCTCGCTGACGGTTTCGTCAGGTGCAACTGTTGTGGGCGCACCGACGACGCTGGCTGCAAACGGCTTCTTCACGATGCGGTTCGACGCGGCGACAAGCACCTGGTATCGCATTTCGTAAGGGGCGAGCATGCAAATCCCCATCCTCAATGGCATCTACACCGACGCCTCGCCGAACTTCCGGACGTCGTATCCAAAGAACCTTGTTCCGGTTCCGAAGCAGACAGGCATCGCAGCGGGCTATCTTCGGCCCGCTGATGGCATTGTGGAACTCGGGACTGGACCAGGCATCAACCGCGGCGGGATCAACTGGAACGGCATGATCTACCGCGTGATGGGCACCAAGCTGGTGAAGATCGCGCCCGACAACACCGTGACCGAGATCGGGGACGTTGGCGGAACTGGCCGGGTGACGTTCACCTATGGCTTCACATATCTGGCGGTGGTTTCGAGCGGAAACCTGTTTCTCTACGACGGCACGACGCTGGCGCAGGTGACAGACCCCGACCTCGGCACCGCGCTCGATGTGGTGTGGGTCGATGGCTATTACATGACCACCGACGGCGAGTTCCTTGTGATCACAGACCTGGACGATCCGTTTGCGGTCAACCCGCTCAAGTATGGTTCCTCGGAAGCCGATCCGGACCCGGTCGAGGCTCTGCTCAAGCTGCGGAACGAGGTCTATGCCCTGAACCGATACACCATCGAGGTGTTCGACAACGTGGGCAGCACTGGCTTTCCATTCGAGCGGGTGCCTGGCGCGCAAATTCAGAAGGGCTGCGTTGGGACGCACGCCTGCGCGGTGTTCATGGACAACGTCGCTTTCCTCGGCGGCGGTTTCAACGAGGCTCCGTCGATCTATCTCGGGGCAAATGGTTCGGTGCAGAAGATCGCAACGCGCGAGATCGACGAAATCCTGCTGGAATACACCGAAGATGAATTGTCGGTGGCATATCTCGAGGAGCGCGTTGACCGAGCCCACGAGCATCTGATCGTTCACCTTCCCCGCCACACTCTGGTTTTCGACGGCGCAGCTTCGCGCGTCATGCAGCAGCCGGTGTGGTTCACGCTTTCCTCGACGCTGGTCGGCGAGGGCATGTGGAACGCTTGCACCTGCATCTGGGCATACGACCGCTGGAACGTTTGCCACCCCGGCACGAACCAGTTCGGCTATCTGGACCAGAACATTTCGACGCACTGGGGCGACACGATCGGTTGGGAGTTCGGCACGCAGATTATCTACAACGAGAGCAACGGCGCGATCTTCCACGACATGGAACTGGTCGCTCTGACTGGCCACGTTGCGCCAGGCGTTTCCCCGACGATCTGGACGCAGTATTCCAATGATGGGGAAACTTGGAGCGTCGAGAAGCCGATCCGCACTGGCGGCCTTGGGGACCGGGCAAAGCGGCTTGTGTGGCTGCAACAGGGCAGCATGCGGAACTGGCGCATCCAGCGCTTTCGCGGCACGTCTGACGCGCACCTGGCCATTGCACGGTTGGAGGCGCGGCTTGAGCCGCTGGCGTTCTGATGGCTGATCCGAAACCGCTCACCAGGAACCAGATCGCGCGGATCGTCGGAAACGACCCGGAGGCAATCAAGGCGTTCGAGCGCCTGTTCACGGTGGCTGGACAGCTGACGCCGGCCGACATTGCCACGCTGACGATCCTGATCGAGAGCGCCGCATACGATGCAGGCGTCGGGCAGAACAAGGCGGAGGCCTATCAGCCGAACAGCGCGACGATTGATTATCTGGATTTTCGCCGCCTTCCTCCACATGCCGAGGCAGAGCGCCGTCTTTGCTGGAATGACGACGACGCAACGCTGAACATCGGCATGGAGTATGGCGTTTCGCAGCAGGTCGGAATGGAGACCTACGCGCGCGTTGAGAACAACACAGGGGTGACGATCCCGAACGGCACCATTGTCGGTTTTGCCGGCGTCGGCGCTGGTGGCGCTCTCTCTGTTGCGCCTTACCTTGCGGATGGATCGCAGCCATCGCTCTACATTCTTGGCGTGATGACGCACGACCTTCCCGACACTGGGACGCAGGGGTATTGCACAAGCTGGGGATATGTCCGCGGGTTCGACACCAGCGCGTTCAGCGTTGGCGATCTGCTTTACCCATCGCCAACGGTTGCAGGTGCGTTCACCAATGTGAAGCCAACCGCACCTGACAACGTGATCCCGATTGCCGCGTGCCTCGTTTCGGATGCTTCGAACGGTGTGGTTTTCGTGCGGCCGACGATCGAGCAGATGCAGTATTATGGCGTGTTCAGCAAGACTACGG